CCCGAGTCTGAGATAGTTGTACCAGATATGGAAATACCCAGGCACTGGCCGCGTGGTTATGGGTTTGATGTTGGGTGGAATAAGACTGCAGCAATATTCGGTGCCCTGGATAGAGATAGTGATATCTTGTATTTGTATTCAGAGCATTACATGGGTGAAGCGCAACCAGCCGTACATGCTGCCGCTATTCGTGCGCGTGGTCCATGGATACCCGGAAGAATTGACCCGGCATCACGTGGCAGGGGCCAAAGAGATGGCGAACAACTGCTACAAGATTACAATGATTTAGGTTTGGATTTGCTACCAGCCGTTAATGCAGTAGAATCAGGGCTGTATAAAGTCTGGATGCGACTATCTACCGGCAGATTAAAAGTATTTAAGTCATGCCAGAGCTGGTTAGGTGAATTCCGCATATACAGACGTGATGACAAAGGCAAGATAGTTAAGAAAGATGACCATGCAATGGATGCCACACGGTACTTGGTTCAAGAGTGTGAGCAAAACGATTTTATGATTACTAAACCGATTCCCCAGAACATGAATGGTACAGGCATTCAAGTAATGGATGATGACGTAGGTTACTAAAGGTTACTAATATGAATAACGGTAATGCTGTGAAGCAGCCAGAAGATATAGAAGACGGATATGAGCAAACCGCTGAAGAAGCTGAAATAGAGCGCCAGCAGACAGTTCAATTATTCGGAAGTGGCCTTCAAACCAAGTTTGATCGTGAAGTTGGCCTAAAAGAAGAAATCGAGCAGCGATGGTTAGATGATCTACGTCATTACAATGGCCGTTATGATCGTGACACCGAATCAAAGATGAATACAACCGGCAATGCTGCCAATACTAAAGCCAAAAGCTCTAAGATATTCGTCAACCTTACCCGCGCTAAAACAAACATAGCTGAGTCGAAATGGTCTGATCTGGTATTGCCTACAGATGATCGTAACTGGGGATTAAAGCCCACACCAGTACCAGATCTCGCAAAAGAGCTAGAAAATCAAGAAGAAATACAGCTTGCTGATGGCTCGACACCAATAGACCCAGAAACAGAAGAAGCGTACACACACGCTGATATGGCAGACGAAACCATGAAACAGGCTGTAGAAGCAGCCAAACTCATGGAAACAGAGATTGACGATCAATTAGTTGAAGCCAGATACAATTCAAAATGCCGTGAAATCATCCATGATGCAGTAACACTGGGTATCGGTATCATGAAAGGCCCAATGGTTGAGCGTAAGAATAAGAAACAATGGAAGGAAGGTGACAATAACCAATGGCAGTTAGGCCAGACCCAGGGCGAGTATAAACCAACAGCAGAACGTGTAGACCCTTGGAACTTCTTTCCAGATATGACCGCTACGTGCTGGGATGATTGCGAATTTGTATTTGAGCGTCATTTGATGACACGTAAGCAACTTCGTAAGTTAGCAAACCAACCTGGATATATGCGCGATCAATTACGCAATGTATTAATGCAGGCGCCTAATGGCCGTGTAGCAAAACTTAATTACCTCAATGAGTTGCGTGAAATCAACGGTATCACTCAAATTCAGAACGATAACCGATATGAAGTGCTCGAATACCACGGACCAATTGATAAAGATCAATTAGTCGCTTGCGGTTGTGAAGGCGTTGATGAGCAGGACCCGCTTGAAGAGTTTGAAGGCACGGTATGGCTGTGCATGGGTACAGTTATCAAGGTTTCATTGAACCATATGGATAGTGAAGAGCTGCCATATAACATTCTAAACTGGGAAAAAGACGAAACAAGCATCTTCGGTTTTGGTGTTCCATACCGTATGCGTGGTCCCCAGCGCGTAATGAATGCGTCATGGAGAATGGTTCTTGATAATGCTGGCCTTTCAACCGGTCCACAGATCATTATTAACAAGTCATTGGTTCAGCCACAAAATGGCGATTGGGAGCTAACCCCTCGTAAGATATGGTGGATGACCAGCAAAGACCCTAAGATGCGTGCCGATTATGCCATGCAAACATTCAATATTGATTCAAACCAGCGTGACTTGGTTGCAATATTTGAGATGGCAAAGCAGTTAGGTGATGAAGAAACCAGCGTTCCAAACATGAATATGGGTGCTACTGGTCCAGATCAGAACCAACCAGCCATGATGAAAACCCTGGGCGGCACTCAATTATGGATGAGCGCCAACAATATCATGATGCGTAGAGCGGTTAAAAACTTCGATGATGATATTACAGTGCCTTTCCTTGGTCGTTTTTATGACTGGAACATGCAGTTTAATAAAAAGAACGAGATTAAGGGTGATTACACCATTGATGCACGCGGCACCAGCGTTCTATTGGTTCGTGAGATGCAGGCTCGTAACATTCAAGAGTTCATTAATGCAGCTATGTCATTGCCGGGTGGAGACAAAGAGCTTAAAACTCGTGGTGTTCTAAAGAACATGGCCAAAGGTATGCAGGTATCAGTCGATGATGTAATGCGTAGCGATGAAGAGTTTAAGACTGCAGAGGAAGAAGAAAAGAACAATCCACCTCAAGACCCGGAAATGTTGAAACTGGAAGCAGCAAAGGCATTAAAGCAGATGGAAATTGATGCTAAACGTGAAGAAACCCAGCAGGAAGCACAGCTAAAAATGGCCACATTGGAAGGTGAGCGCCAAATAGCATTGATTAACCGAGAGGTTGAATTAACCAAGATATCTGCAAACAATCAGACCAGCATGGAGAAGATCAGATCAGATGCAGGTATCGAGAAGTATAAGACTGACTGGAACATTAAGGCGTTCTACGAAGAGGCAGCAATTAAAGCAGCAGAGGGCGAACAAGCCAACTTCGGGCTTGAAGCCACAGAATAGGTGATAATATGAAAAGACACAGTGCATGGGGCCATGACGGTTCCTTTAGATTTAAATGGCAAGCAAAGCTTTGGAGCTTTTTTAATAAACTAAAATAGAGAAATTAAACAATGTCTGAATTAGAGATAGAAAAAGAAATGCAATCGAAAGGGCTTGACGCTCCACGATTAACACCTGATTTGATAGATTCTTTGATTGCTAAAGAGCAATATCATACGTTTGAAGGCACAACCAAGACGGTATGTTGCCTTACATTACAAAATGGATTCGATGTTATAGGTAGTAGTGCGTGCGCTAGTCCAGAGAACTTTGATGCTGAGATAGGCCGTAAAATAGCACGTGACAATGCACGCAATGAAATATGGCAGCTTGAAGGTTACTTGCTGAAGCATAAATTAAACGGACAACCATAAAGGTAACAACAATGATTAAACCAACAGTAGGCCGTGTAGTTCTATTTAACGCTGGTGAAGACCAGCCATATGCCGCCTCAATAGCATACGTTCACGATGACTATTTGATTAATATAGGCGGTATTGATGCCCGAGGTGTTCCATTCAATGAACAGAATGTAATGCTTATTCAAGATTCTGACATTAATGCAAAAGAAGGCGAGGCATACTGGATGCCATACCAGCAGGCCCAGGCTGAAAAAAACAACTTAATGAAAGAGATCGTTGATAATGCAGTTCTTTCAGGTAGATCGTTTGCTCGTGTTGAAGTAGTCGACCCGGTAGATGTATTTGAAGATGTGGAAAATACAGGCGTAGGTGTAGGTACGGTGAACCGTAACTTAGCCAGCCATCAGATTAACCAACCAATGCAGTAACTAACCAAAATTGCCGCTTGTGAAAGCCGCAGGAGATATCCCAATGAGTGATGAAGCACTAAACACCGATGATGGAAACGAAGACTTTGAAGATGAATTTCAAAAGATTGCCGAAGGAAAAGACAATATATCAGAGCTTGAATTAGATGATGAGGTTCTGCCGGGCGATGACCTGGAAGAAGAACCCGAACCGATTATTGCCAGTGAAGAGGAAGTAATTAAGCCAGTTGAAGAAGAGTTAGACCCATATGCAGGTATGGATGAAGCAACAGCTAATCACTTCAAAGCGATTGAGCAATCAAATAAGGACCTACAGCACCGCATTAAAAGTGATGATGGTCGTGTAAGTACATTCCAAAAGCAGGTAAATGCACTGAATGAACGCCTTGCCAGCATGGAAAAGCCAGAAGTATCTAAGGAAGATATTGCAGAGGCTATGAGTACAGGCGAAAAATGGGATGAATTTAAAGAAGATTACCCAGACATAGCCGAAGCTTTTGACGAGCGATTGAATGCAGCAATAAGCAATCAAAACGAACATATTGATACTACATTGGCTCCTGTTATCCAGCAAAAGGCTTATGATGATATGGAAGACGGATATAACAAGGTTGCAGAAGTTTATCCGGAATGGCAGAATGCAGTTAAAGAAGTACATTTTGATGAATGGTTGACAAGTCAACCTGCCGCGGTTCAGACATTAGCCGAAAGTGATGACGCAAAAGATGCCTCATCTTTAATTGGCTTATACGATAACCACCGCATAGCGAATAAATTACCTTCATTAAAAGTTGCCCCCGATGATGACCTTGGCGGTGATGAGATCGACACAGCGACTGAACTTGAGTTGAAGCGACAGAGACAATTAGATGCTGGAATGTCGGTGCCAAGCAGAAATGCTCGCATTGTAACTAGCGGAGATGAAACTGGCGATACGTTTACGGACGCATTCGCAGCCTATGCCAAGCGTAAAGACGCAAAACGAGCGTAAGTTATTTATTTAAACTATTCACTGTCGAGATGACAGAGAGGTAATCATTATGTCAGGTTCTATTTATGGCGATATCAACCAGCGTACAGCAGCATGGGCTGCAACAGAGATGCTGGAGCACGCACGTCCAATCATTGTTTTAACTGATTATGGTCAGTCTAAGCCAATGCCTAAAAACAAAGCGGAACAAGTTAAATTCCGCAGACCAGTACCTTATGTAGTATCTACTACACAACTTACTGAAGGTGTTTCACCTACAAGTCACAAAACAAAATACGTTGATGTTCCTGCAACTATGGGTCAATACGGTGATATCGCTGAGATCACTGACCGCGTTGCCGATTTAGCAGAAGACCCCGTATTGAAAGATATGTCTATGCTATCTGGCGAACAGGCAGCAGAAACTATCGAGATGGTTACATGGGGCGTTATCAAAGGCGGCACTAATGTAATCTACGGTGCAGCAGCTGATACAGCTCGTTCTGATGTTAATGACCCTGTTTCATTGACTATTCAGCGTTCAGCTACTCGTTTCCTTAATGCTCAACGTGGTCGTAAGATCACTTCAAAGATGGCTGCAACTGTTCAATACGGTTCTGAAGCTGTTGATGCGGCATTCTTAGGTTTCGGTCACACTGACCTTGATGCAGATGTTCGTGACATTACTGGTTTCGTACCGGTTGAAAAGTACGGTTCTATGAAGCCATTGCCATATGAAGTTGGTAAGGTTGAGACTGTACGCTACATTCTGACTCCATTGTTAGACCCATTCCAAGCAGCTGGCTCTGCTACGCTTAATGGCATGGTATCGGATGACGGTGTTAATGTTGATGTGTATCCGATTGTTATCATCGCTAAAGAAGCATTTGGTTGTGTTCCTTTACGTGGTGCTGGTGCAATCCACCCAACTGTTCTTAACCCTGGCGTTGCCTCTAAGTCTGACGTATTAGGTCAGCGTGGTTATGTTGGCTGGAAGACGTGGTTCGTAGCAGTAGTGCTTAACCAAGCATGGATGGTACGTTTAGAAGTTGGTGTAACTGATCTTGGCGATGTACTTACATCGTAAGATTTAACTGAATTGGCTGGACAGGGATTGTCTGGCCTTTTTTATATAACCCTTATGGTAATTAGCTCCGCGCTGTTACCGGGAGAAGAAAATGAGTGAATTAAGTGCAGTTACAAATGCGGGTATCCGCAAAGCATTAGGTAATCGTTGTTTTAGTGCCGGTGGTTTTGGTATTGATGCAAACCCGCATGACGTACAGACAGCCGCCGCTGTAGTGCATTGTGTAAACGGTGTATTCCAGACTGATTTCGCTATTGCAGCAGTAATCGATCTGAGTGCATTGACAGTGTTGAGTGCTAAAGATGGCTCTACCCTGGCAAGCGTAGTGACTCATCCAGCTAAAGCAGCTGGTGATGCAGATGAAACAGTTGTATATATTATTGCTTGTAAGGGCGATACAGCATATATTATCGAAAGCTCTATTAATACAGCTGGCGATGATGATGCAGATTATCAACTTGAATGCCCGGCAGGATATGCACCATTTGGTGTTATCAAGCTTGTTCGTACTGAAGCAGATACAGCAGCCTTTGTCTTAGGTCATGCAACGTCAGCAACAGGTGATATGGACACAGCAGGTCGTACAGCTACATTCTTTGATGTATCAGTATTACCAGCTACATTAGCTGAGTTAACTACAGTTTAGGCAACAAACCTACTTACCGCTGTGAAGCAGCAGGTAGGCACACAAAAAGGCCAGCTATTAACGGTGGCTGGCCTTTTTTTTATTTAATTGTCGTGAGACAACCATTCCCAATAGTCACCCCCATTCATGGCGGTCAAGACGGAGTTTTTTAAAATGAGCGATTTCAATCTAGCAACAGCAGACAAGGCGTCCCTTAAAGCATGGGCTATTAATAACATTGACTTAAATCTTTCTTTGACAATGAACGAAGAAACTATGCGCCAGCGTATTCTTGATAAGTGCGACAAGCTTAAAATAGACCCACCAGCAGCAAAAGTTAAAGCCAAGGGTGGAGCAGCAAAGAACAAGAAAACCAAATACATTACCATCAACGTGGCAAAGCAAACTGGTCCCGGTGGCTCAGAGCCTGCTTTTGTTGGTGTTCAAGGTGTGGGATATACAATCCCGCGTGGTATGAATATCGATGTGCCTGAATCGGTTGTAGAAGCATTGAATAATGCAGTGCAGGATATTGTTACCCAGGACCCGGACACAGCAGAGATGATGCATGAAGATGTATTAACTTATCCTTTCCAAATTGTTGGAGTGGCGGCTTAAACTATGAACTATCTGGCTCTATGTAAACGATTAAGACAAGAGGCCGGTATCACTGGCGATGGTCCTACGACTACAGTGAGCCAGACAGGTCAACTAAAGCGTGTTGTCGATTGGGTGATGCAAGCATGGATTGATATCCAGATAATGCGCCCTGATTGGTTATTCATGAATAGCGAGTTCACTTTCGATACAGTGGCCGCTACTCGTGATTATCTTGCAGCAGATCATTCAATAGCTGATTTAAAGCTATGGGATACCAATTCATTTTTAATTTATGAGACAGCGGTAGGTGAATCAGATCAATCGGTTATCACATACCTGCCTTATAAGAAGTGGCGCAATCAATACCGCCCAAGAATGAATGATCGTAATGATGATCGACCACAGCTATTTACGATCACACCAGATAACAAGGTTCGTTTTGAGCCGCGTCCGGACAAGATTTACACCATTGAAGGCGATTACAAGCTATCAACTCAGACGCTTTCAGCTGATGATGATGAATTAACTGGATTACCTGAAGACTTCCATATGGCCATTGTATGGAAAGCACTGATGTACTACGCACACTATGAAGATGCTGGTGAAGTAATGGATGAGGCAGAGGTTAACTTCGGCAACTTGCAACATCGACTAGAAATAGAGCAGCTTCCAGATATGGACACGGATTATGAGGCATTAGCCTGATGAACCGGTCTAACTTAGCCAGAAGACCTAAAAACAAAGTCACTACAAAATCATTCGCATTAAAAGGCGGTTTGAATTTAGTTGATGCTCCAATGTCAATTAAAGACGGTTCTGCCCTGGGTGCAATCAACTACGAGATTCTTACACGCGAAGAAGGCTATAAGCGCATTGATGGGTTCGAGCGTTATGATGGCCAGGATTCACCAAGCAATGCCACATACTGGATATTAAGCTACGACAATGGCACAGCCTCTGTTTCTGAGGGTGATATCGTTGATGGAGCCACATCTGGTGCAAGCGGTGAGGTTTTGCTTGTTGTTGGTGATAATACGTCTGGATATCTTGTTTTAACGTATGTAACTGGCGTATTTCAGGACAATGAATCGCTTGAAGTGGCAGCAGCACCAAAGTCACTCGCCAATGGAACAGCCGACCTTAGATCAGCCGCGACAGCTGCAGATGACTCAACTCATATTCAAGATGCAATAGAAACCCAGCGTTCAAAAATTCTAACGGTTGGTTCAACATCAAGTGCAGGTCCAGTGCTTGGAGCTCACACTTATCAAGGCAGTCAATACGCTTTTAGAGACAATACGGCACGCACAAGATGCGAGATGTGGAAGTCTACAGCCGCTGGTTGGGTTCTTCAGGACCTTGGCAACCGTGTATTGTTCACAGCTGGCACAACTGAATTTCTTGAAGGTGAAACATTAACGCAAACTGGAACAACATCAACAATTAATCGCGTTGTGGTCCAGTCGGGCGATTGGTCAACTAATGATGCAGAAGGATATCTAGTCATTGGAACCGTTACAGCAGGTCCATATGCGGCAGGCGTTGGCACCAGTGCAAGCGGTTCAGCCACATTAAGTGGTGCAGAAGTAGAAAACGTATTGCAGCCTGGGGGAAAGTTTGAGTTCGAGAATTATAACTTTTTTGGCACGGTTGGCTCATTTCGCATGTACGGAGTGGATGGCGTTAGCACTGCTTTTGAATGGGATGGCACTGTATTTGTACCTATCATAACTGGCAATACTAACGATACACCGACACATCTAGCGATTAACGAATATCATTTGATGCTTACCTTTGAAAAGGGCTCGCTTCAAAGTTCTGCTACTGGCACCCCATATGTATGGGCCGGTGGCGGTGCATCTGAGATCGGTACAGGTGATGAGTTAATTGGATTAAAGAAAGAGGTTGGTG